GCGAGGCACCGGAGGGCGCCCGCGTGATCGTGGCGGTTGACCCGCCGGTCACGGGGCACGAAGGCTCGGATGCATGTGGGATCGTCGTGGTGGCGGTGATCGAGCAGGGGCCGCCGCACGGTTGGCAGGCGGTGGTGCTGGCCGATCGCACGGTGCAGGCGACCTCGCCCCAGGGCTGGGCCGAAGCGGCGGTGGCGGCCTACTACAGATATGGCGCCGAACGCATGGTGGCCGAGGTCAACCAGGGCGGCGACCTTGTGGAAACGATGATGCGGCAGGTGGATCCGGCGGTGAACTACCGCGCGGTGCGCGCCTCGCGCGGGAAAGTGGCGCGGGCCGAGCCCGTGGCGGCGCTCTACGAGCAGGGTCGGGTCAGGCATCTGGGCCTGCTTGGGGCGCTGGAAGATGAAATGTGTCGGATGAGCCTGACCGGGTACGAAGGCCAAGGCAGCCCGGATCGGGTTGATGCCTTGGTTTGGGCACTGACGGAAGGGCTGTTGGAGCCCGGCAAGCGGGCGCTCAAGCCCGGCATTCGGAACTTGTGATCACAGATTGAAACGCAGCACGCGGGCGCTGTTTGGCGCAGGGGCTTGGGCCTCTGCGGCAGCGCTCGCATGGCTTGAGGAGAGAGGCCTATGGTATTGGATTTCTTGCGGAAAGCGCCGATGGATGTGCCCGAGAGCAAGGCCTCGGCCAGCGCCCGGGTGGCGGTTTGGGGCAGCGCCGGCCGCGTGGCGTGGAGCCCGCGGGACACCGTCTCGCTGACCAAGAACGGCTTTCAGGGCAACCCGGTGGGCTATCGCGTGGTCAAGATGATCGCCGAGGCTGCGGCGGCCTTGCCGGTTGTGGCGCAGGATGTGGAGCGCCGCTACGAGGTGCACCCGGTTCTGAGCCTGCTCAACCGGCCCAACATGGCGCAAGGGCGCGCCGACCTGTTGGAGGCTGCCTATGCGCAACTGCTGCTGTCGGGGAACCTCTATGTCGAGGCGGTAATGCCCGAGCCGGGCACACCGGTTGAGCTGCATGTGTTGCGCTCGGATCGGATGAGCCTTGTGCCGGGCGCGGATGGCTGGCCGATGGCCTATGACTACACGGTCGGGGCCAAGACCCACCGCTACGCCCCGGACATGATTTGCCACATCAAGGCGTTCCACCCGCAAGACGATCACTACGGCCTGGCGCCAATCCAGGCGGCGGCGACGGCGATTGATGTTCACAATGCCGCCGCGCGCTGGGCGAAATCCCTGCTCGACAACGCGGCCCGACCCTCGGGCGCGATTGTCTATCGCGGCGTCGATGGCAGCGGCACGATGAGCCAAGACCAGTTCGAGCGCCTGCAGATGGAGCTTGAGACGCATCATCAAGGCGCGCGCAACGCGGGGCGCCCGATGTTGCTGGAAGGCGGGTTGGATTGGAAACAGATCGGGTTCAGCCCGTCGGATATGGAATTCCAGAAGACCAAGGAATCCGCCGCGCGGGACATTGCCCTGGCCTTTGGTGTGCCGCCAATGCTTTTGGGGATCCCAGGGGACGCGACTTACGCCAATTATGCCGAGGCCAACCGAGCTTTCTATCGCCTGACCGTGCTTCCCATGGCGCACAAGGTGTTGGCGGCGCTGGCACATTGGATGTCTGGACTGACCGGCGACATGGTCGAGCTGAAGCCCGATCTGGACCAGGTTCCGGCGCTGGCTACGGAGCGCGAGGCCCAATGGCGGCGGGTGGCCGAGGCGGACTTCCTCACCGAGAGCGAAAAACGCCGCATGCTCGGCCTGCCGGAGCGGCCGGAGGGCACATGAGCGGGCGCGAGGCCAATAGCGGGTCGCGCTACCTCTACGCGCCGTTCGATGCGGCGAATGCCCGGATCGATGCCAATGAGCGGGTTCTGGAGGAGCGCTGGCAGGCGCTGACCTTTCGGCTTGAAGGCATCGAAGGGGCCATTTCGCGGCTGGAACGCCGCCTGTGGCTTGCGGTGTTCGGCGTCGTCAGCGTGGTGCTGGCGCAGGGCATCAATGAACTGATCCAGATGAATGCAGGCGTATAGGAGATTGATATGACGCCATTTCCCCAGACCGGGCTTGAAACCAAGTTCTGCCGCTTCGACAGCGCGCTGACCGTGGTGCAAGGTCAGAAGATCGAGGGTTATGCCAGCTTGTTCGGCGCCCCCGACCAGGGCGGCGACGTGGTCGAGCCCGGCGCTTATGCACGCAGCCTGAAATCCATGGAAAGCGCCGGGCGCAACGTGAAAATGCTCTGGCAGCATGATCCGGCGGAACCCATCGGGATCTGGGACGAGGTCCGCGAGGATAGCCGCGGCCTCTACGTCAAGGGGCGCCTGCTGGACAGCGTCGCGCGGGCCCGCGAGGCCGCCGCCCTGATTGAGGCGGGCGCGATTGATGGGCTCAGCATCGGCTACAAGACGGTGCGATCCACGAAGAACGACCAGGGGCTGCGGCTCCTGTCGGAGGTGGAGCTTTGGGAAGTGTCGCTGGTGACCTTTCCGATGCTCCCACAAGCGCGGGTGACCGCGGAGGCGGCCACCGAGGCCAAATCCGAAGATCTCGCAGACCTGGCCCGTGTCTTTGATGACGCGCGCCGCAAACTGGCGGCGCGAGAGCCCCGCTGACCCAGTCCTGAACCCCCGAAAGGTGATGCAGATGACCGACACCCAATCTGGGCCGGCGGCCCCGAGCCCTATGCACGAGGTGAAATCGGCGATGACCGGCTTCATCAGCGAATTCAATGAATTCCAAACCGATGTTCAAGTGAAACTTCAAAAGCAGGAAGAGCGGATTGCCATGCTGACCACGAAAACCATGACCCACGCACGCCCGGCGCTGTCCAACCATATCGACGAGGGCGCACCGCACAAGAAGGCGCTCGCGGCCTATCTGCGCTGCGGCGATGATGATGGCCTGCGCGGCCTTGAGATCGAGCAGAAGGGCCTGAACACCGCCGTGAACGCGGAAGGCGGCTACCTGGTTGATCCGCAGACCTCCGAGATGATCATGTCGACCCTGCGTGGGGCCTCTTCGCTGCGCGCGATTGCCAATGTGGTCACCGTGGACGCGACCTCCTTTGACGTCCTGATCGACACCACCGACACCGGTGCGGGATGGGCCGATGAGACCACTCCGTCGGTTGAAACCGCCGCGCCGCAGATCGAGCGCATCTCGATCCCGCTCTACGAGTTGTCCGCGCTTCCGAAAGCCTCGCAGCGCCTGCTCGACGACAGCGCGTTCGACGTTGAAGGCTGGCTCGCCGGTCGCATCGCCGACAAGTTCGCCCGTGCCGAGGCCAGCGCCTTTGTCACCGGCGACGGCGTCAACAAACCGACCGGCCTTCTGAGCGGCACCCCTGTGGCCAATGCGTCCTGGGCGTGGGGTGAGCTGGGCTACGTTGCCACCGGCACGGATGGCGATTTCGACGGGGTGAACCCGGCCGACGCGATCGTCGACCTGGTCTACGCCCTCGGGGCCCAGTACCGCGCCAACGGCACCTTCGTGATGAACTCCAAGACGGCAGGCGCTGTGCGCAAGATGAAGGATGCCGATGGTCGCTTCCTGTGGTCCGACGGCCTGGCCGCCGGTGAGCCCGCGCGCCTGATGGGTTACCCGGTGCTGGTCGCCGAGGACATGCCGGACATCGCGTCCAACGCCTTTGCCATCGCCTTTGGCGATTTCGGCGCCGGTTACACCATTGCGGAGCGCCCGGATATGCGCGTCCTGCGCGACCCGTTCAGCGCCAAGCCGCACGTGCTGTTCTATGCCACCAAGCGCGTCGGCGGTGACGTCTCCGACTACGCAGCCATCAAGCTGCTGAAGTTCGGCACCAGCTGAACCTGACCGCGGATCAGCGACGATGATCCCGTCCCGGGTGCGAATGGGGCGCCCGGGGCGGGTGGGGCGTGCGGCATCGCACGCTTTCCAGCTGCGCGTTTCTCCGCTCGAGCAGCGCGGGCGGTCTGCCGCCCCAACCAATTGAAAACAGGCAATTCCCTGGAGATACGACAATGATGATGGTCGAGTTGACCTCGGTTCCCAGTGCGGTCCTTCCGGTGTCCGAACTGGCGGATCACTTGCGGCTGGCGCGTGGCTTCGCCGATGATGGCAGCCAGGATGCACAGCTGGAAAGCTGCCTGCGCGCCGCGGCTTCGGCCATCGAGGCGCGGATCGGAAAGGCCCTGTTCCAGCGCCGGTTTGGCCTGACGCTGGTGCATTGGCACAAGGAAGATGCGCATGTCCTGCCGATCGCGCCGGTCAGTAGCGTGGAAAGTGTCACGCTGGTGAGCCGCGCGGGTGCGGAAACGCTGGTGGATCCTTCGCGCTACAACCTGCGCAAAGATGCCCACCGCCCGGCCATCGTGGCCACGGCCAGCGCCCTGCCGACACCGAGTGCGCGTGGCTCCATCGAGGTGGAATTCACCGCCGGCTACGGCGTGGATTGGGCGGGCCTGCCCGCTGACCTGAAGCAGGCTGTGCTGATCCTTGCCGGGGAATACTGGGGCCAGAACATGGACCCGGAGATGGGCATTCCGTTTTCGGCCTCGGTCCTGCTGGAACCCTACCGACCGCTGCGCCTGCATGGGGCGGCGTCATGAGCCGGCCCAATCTCAGCCGCAAGCTGATCGTCGAGGCGCCGCAGCGCGTGGCCGACGGGGGGGGCGGATTCACCCAGACATGGACCCCGATCGGGCAGATCTGGGCCGAAATCACGACGCGGGGCGCCGGGACGGAGGTGGATCTGTCTTCGCGGCTGAACGTTCGGATCGTTGTCCGCGCCGCGCCGCAGGGCGCGCCGTCGCGTCCGCGCGTCGGGATGCGGTTTCGTGATGTGTCGCGGGTCTACGAAATTGAATCCGTCACCGAGCAGGACCCGACGGGTCGTTACCTGGTCTGCTTTGCCAATGAGGAGGTGGGCGCATGAGTTATGCAATCACCGCTGCCTTGCAACAGGCTGTCTACGCGGCGTTGGTGGCAGACGGTCCGGTTTCGACCCTGTCGAGCGGCGCGATCCATGATGCGTTGCCGCCCGGGCCGGTGCCGGATCTCTACATCAGCCTTGGGCCGGAACGGGTGCAGGACCGCTCGGACGGGAGCTTCGGCGGGGCCTGGCATGATTTCCCGGTGATCGTGATCAGCGATGGCGCCGGGTTCACCGAGGCCAAGACTTTGGCCGCAGCCGTTTCGGACGCGTTGGTGGACGCGAATTTGACCTTGAGCCGGGGGCGCCTTGTCAGCCTGCGGTTCCTGCGGGCGCGGGCCCGCGTGATCGATGACCGGCGCGAGATCGAGGTCTGGTTCCGCGCTCATGTGGATGAATGCCCCGGCTGATCGGTGACGTTGGACGGGACACGCAACTTTCTTACAGGATTGGAGACAGTGATGGCTGCTCAGAACGGAAAAGACCTTTTGGTGAAGGTCGATATGGACGGCAACAGCGTGTATCAGACCATCGCGGGTCTGCGCGCCACACGGCTCAGCTTCAACGCTGACACGGTGGACGTGACCAGCCTTGAATCGACCGGTGGCTGGCGCGAATTGCTGGGCGGTGCCGGTGTGAAATCGGCGGCGATCTCGGGCTCTGGCGTGTTCCGTGACGATGCCACGGACGAGCGAGCGCGGCAGATATTTTTCGACGGTCAGACGCCGGGTTTCCAGATCGTGATCCCGGATTTCGGTATCGTCGAGGGCCCATTCATGATCACCGCGATCGAATATGCCGGCAGCCATGATGGCGAGGCCACCTACGAGATGTCGATGGCATCGGCGGGTGAGCTGACCTTCACGGCGCTTTG